TTCCAAATATATCCATCACCACTAGTACCAGCAGATCTTGGTTCTAAATCGGTAAACTTTGGTTCATCTAGAGAAGGTTTTCCATTAGGATTCTCTGGATCAATTCCATTATTTAAACAAATATATACTCGGAACTCACTATTTAAAATATAATAGTTCGACGCATATAGACTTGTTTTGTTTGATGGTTTTGATAAGTTATTACGATTTACATCATGACGATACATATCGTAAATGGTTGCAGATGCCCACTGAATCTTTCTTACGACTGGTCTGATATCATCGGCAGAAATCTTTTTGAGTGCCACCATAGTATCCCAATATGTATTGGAATCGTCAAAGCAATCTCTTGGGGAGGGTGGAGTTGTATCCCATGATGAAGCAACTTCTGAGGCATTAGGTAGTCCAATAAACGTATAATACGAGTTATTGGCGTCTCTAATTTTCTCAATAAAGTTCCTAGCGTTATTAACTCTCAATAAATCAGTTATAATTGCTGCCATTTTTGGAAGAACTTTTTCTATAATCTATTTATTAGGAAATATAACCGAGATATTTGAGTGGATTTTTACGTCTCAATATTGGATTGGTTGTAATACCAGATTGAGACCCATTATGTGCCACACCCCAGTTCTTAGGTCCAATCCTTACGGGAAGACCAACTTTACCCCATGTGTAGTATCCATAGAGTGCAGTTGTAGCAACACCAACTACGTTATTTGATCCAGCACTTTGTAGAGACACAACAACTGATGTTACTGTTGTTCCAAAACCAACAGTTGTTCCAAGTCCATTCAGACCTGCAGGAATTACGGATTGTTTTGTATAGTAGTCAATACATTCATAAGTCATGTCACCATGAAGTGTTGATATTCCAATTACAGAACCATCAGCACTAAGAGAAGTTTGACCAGCACTTACAAAGTTAGTTTGTTTAAGGTTAAATAAATCTCCAGTTGTAATTCCAGGGAGAGTTATATTTAATCCACGCCTCATATCAGAATCCATTGGGATATATAAGTCAAAGACTACTCCCATACTGGTTCCTGCACCAATAGCAGTTGTACCAACACCGACGACTAATCCATAGTCACCCTCATATGTTACAAATCGACATTCCTCAAGACCTCTATCTGGTGTAGCAATCAGTACTGGAGGTGGATCAATTGATGTGATAGTAAATTTAATTGGAGAAGAAAGTGCAAACTTCCTAGATGTTGTTGCAAGACCCACATTATCATAGGTATCAACAATCAAAGTTTCCCCAACTTGATAATTTGCACCACCTTCTATTACAGTAACTGCAGCAACTTCAAAATTGATTGTGCTAATTTCAATGTCAGCAACAGCACCCACACCCACACCAGATGTACTCTTAAGTTTTGCTCCTTTGAATACATTATTAGAACCATTAATTGGTGGGAATCCAGCACCCTGTTGCTGAACTGTCATAGAATCAAGAGGACCGTAATAGTAATTTGACCCACCAGCACCTACTGATATTGAGATTAAAGATCCACCAGCACCAACAACTGCTCCACCAGTTGCTTGGGTACCACCTGGATATGGAGATGCAATAGTTACTTCAGGTGCAGACGTATAACCATATCCTGGATTTGTGAGAATAATATTTGCAATAGATCCACCAGCACCAACAACTGCTCTTGCAGTTGCAGTTATTACATTATCTTGAGATATAATCTCTACCTCAGACCTTTCATCTGTGGCGATTCCTTCAAATGGATTATCAAATAATGGTCTAACATCATACACATATACTGAACTATCTCCGACACCAATATTACTAATAATATTTGTGTTTGGATTAACTATTGGTTCATAGTAAACTCTATCCTTACCAATGTAAACATTATCAATAATTTTATCAACTTGTTGCTTAGACCAAGAAAGTGGTCTCTCAAATAGTTCATCTAGCGTTACACCTTGACCAGCATAGTTATTTGTAATAACTTTATCTGCTGCCTTAATGTCCATTACGAGTCTAGGGTCTTCGATAAATGTAGCATCTTGGTTACTATAAAGTTGAACCTCATCGCCAACTTTAACACTAGGAAGAACATCCACTGTACGAACGTCAATATCTTGAGTACCAGTGTACATAAAGATTTTTGCTTTATCACCTTCTGTTGTAAATCCAGCAATACCACCTTTAGGTGCTTCTGTGAATCTAATGGTGCTACCACCAGTAAACTGATAACCTTCTCCAGGAGTCTGGAGAATGTCGTTAACAAATACCAGAAGATTAGATTGGAGGTTAATACCAGAGTTTGATTTTGCGAAGAATGAAATGCTTTCTCCGTTTACAGATAGTGGAAATAGTCTTCTTGCCCCGTTAAAGAATAAATCAACTTTGTCAAGAACGATAAACTCACCAACGTTCCATCCAGAGAATTTGGATGCAAATATTCTATCTACAGTTAATTCAAACTGAGAGTATGAACCAACACCAACAAATGTATGTTGATATTGTAAACTTGCTGGTGATGGACCAGCAAATACTGTGATACTGTCAGAAGTAAAGGAGGTAATACCTACCGACTTACCATAGATGTTTGTATCCTTATTTGCTCTGGGATATGCTTCAATGCTACGATAATTATCAAGAGAGCACTTGAACAACAGTGACTCATTGGCAAGTCGAATACTATTTGCAGTTGTTAAACTATGAGTTCCAATAGTGAGAACTGAAAGACCTGTCGCAGGATCATAAGTAGCATCCGTAACTGGATACTTAACAAGAGTACTAATACCAACAAATAAAGTGATTGTATTTGTTGTAGTAGTTGTAATACCAGTTACAATACCCGCAATTGGATCTGTTGGTTTTGGGTAATAAAGTATAGTTTGATTACCATCACTGCCACAAGTAAACGCAATTGTACTTGTTCCAATACCAACAGTGTTTGACGTTGTGTATGAGTGACCTGGAATGGTCAGAACAAGTTCTCCAGTAGAACCCGAATAAGTTGCCGTAGTTGGAGTAGTTGTTCCAATACCAGTTACATTTACGCTTCCTTCTTCTGCACTTACGAATGTATGTGGATAATCACCACCAGCAACAACAGGAAGAATAGCATTGGAGGTCTTTGTAGCAAATGTTTGAACTCCAACAGTTCCTCCAATCGCAACAGTCAATTTCTCGCCAGAACCATACCCGTATCCAAACTTATTAACTTCAAAGTTTAGAATTGTACTATCAAAACTTGGAACAAGATCAACAGTTGCTCCAGTACCAAATCCCACATTGTCTTGTGAATAAATTAGGTCAATATTATCAAGTGGTAATGGTGGATCAATTAGAACATCAAGAGGAACTCTAACTTCACCACATCTCTTGTATGCATGGGTATATGGAGATATGCCAGAATCAATGATGAATGAGAATTCATCAACAATTTTAATAATAGTTGTTCCATTTGCAGCAGGATCTTGACCCGTTGGTGAGTTATTAATTTGTCTAGGTGCTATAATAACCTCTTCGACAATACCGCCAGAACTGTAGAAAGTTGGGACGGTACTTACACCAACATTTACTTCAAATTCATTAATACTATTAATTCTGGTAACTTGTGTACCACAATAAGTTGGATCGCTGACTCTTGGATAAGTATGAATTCCAACTCCTAGATCACAAGTAAATCCAAGTCCAGTAAGAGCAGTATCAGTGCCAATTTTAAGTTTATGTCCAAAGGTTAATGTTCCCCCACTTACGTAAGAATGAGGAATAGTAGAAATTCCTGCATCAAATGTAAGTGTGTACCAATTTGGTGAAGAAGAAATACTAAATGTGTCCCCAGTAGGAGAGTTTTGAGCATTTCCTGGGAATATATTTGTTGTAATACCAGTTTGGACAATACCACCAGACACATATGCATGGGAGATTGAAGATATACCAACACTTACCGTAAATGAAGTTGTTGTTCCAACGCTATTGACGTTGAAGAAATATCCTTGAGATCCATCTGGGAACTTGGTTGTAGTAAGTCCAGCGGTTACCTGACCAGCATCATTCTCAACATAAGAGTGTTGAATAGTTGATATACCAACGTTCAATTCAAATTTATCGGATGCTATTACGTTAGTAACCGTATATGTGTATCCTTGAGTTCCATCGGGGAAGATGCTAGTGGTAACACCAGAACCTCCTGGGCAAGAGAACTGAAGATTGTCTAGTCTAATATCACTACCAATTCCTATAATACCAGTAATGGGTTGAGAAGTAGTAACTGTAGACAAACCAGTAGCATTGTCATACGTGAACTGGGTAACCGTAAATGTCTGACCATAACCAGTTGCTCCCCCAACATTACAACTAAAAATAAGTTCTCTCATCTTAAAGTCGTCAGATGCACTCAAACCATGATCTGTTGTGGTAAATACTGTTGCTAATCCAGTCGTATTATCATATACAAAATCATAAACTCCAAAAGTTTGACCATAACCAACGCATGATAATCCCAATCCAGCAAGACTAAAACTTCTTCCGATAGCAGTCATCGGAACAATCTTCATTGGTTCCAATGTTGTAATTGTTGCAAGACCAGTAATATTATCGTAAGTGAAATCGCTTACTGTAAATGTAGACGTTCCAGTACTAACTGTCATAATACCAGTTGTATTGTCATACAGGGCGTTTGTAACGTCCACTGGTGGGTAGTAATCACAGGTGAATGCTGCACCTACAACTTGGACTTCATTGCCCAACTGCAAGTGATGTTTGGTTAAAGTTGTAACCGTTGTTATACCAGTTACAGAACTATATCCAATATTAGTTATTTCTCTAGGTTCATAGAAGACTTTAGTGCTCGTAATAGCAACACCAACAACATGACCATCAACAATAGTTGCAATACCAACATTAGTGATATTTGCTGCACCAAAACTTGCAGTTTGAATACCTACAGATACAGTTTGTAAACCAGATCTATAACCAGCACCAGAATTACCAATTGAAATGCTTTCAATTGTTCCTGTTGAAGATACTAAAGCAGTTGCACCAGCACCAATTAGGGGTTGGAATCCATATCCCTCCTTAGAGGCAACACTAACAATGACTCCACCTTTTGGGATATTATTTACATTAATATCACTATGATTTTCTAGATCAGTAACTTCACCATTAAATCCAAGTTCTAATGCACCACCACCAGCTTCTAATTTGTAATCACCTACAATATTAGTAAGAACGTTACCAAGTCTTTGAGGACCTTGGAATATATCATCAATTAGAATGATTGTATTCTTTGCAGAAACATTATCAATATCGTTCCCTCTATATTTTAATGTAAATGATGTGGTTAGTCCGTTGAATTCGTTAGAAATATCATCATATACAAAGTTATTATCATATGCAGGTAAGAAACTTGTAGTGAATGCTTGACTAAGTGCGGATCTTAAGAAGATACGACCACTAAATCGAGAACTAGTAGTAAGTCCAGCGTAATCAACATCATTAGCATTTTGTGCCGTTGTTCCTAAACCTACAGGTATATTGCCCCACGGACCTTCAATAAAGTGAAGACTATTTCTGACAACACTATAGTTACCCGACTGTCTAGTCATAACATCAGAAGAACTATGAGATGCCTCAGTGCTTCCCATCCATGCTCTTCTAACTGTGAAGGTATTGCTAATATTATCAGATGCGGCAACAAGCATTACCTCATCATTTACTCTAAGAAGATCTCCACTAAAGATTGAGGTAACTCCAACAACATTGATTGTGGTTGATCCAATACCAACGCCTGCACTTAAAGCCGTAGTGACAGCAGTTCCCACCATTGGGGATTGAATAGTTCCATTAACCGTAATTAAGAGTCTATTGTTAGGTTCAATTGCTCTAAAGATATGTGTAGATCCTATACCTACACCAGTTAAACCAACACCAATGGGGTTAAAAAGAAGTGAATTTGTTGCTGAAATGGAAACCCTGATCTTCTGATTATCTTGTTTAATAACAAAGAATTGTGATGGTAATAATGTTGTGGTTCCAATTCCAACACCAAAGTCAGTTTCTTGAATTTGAATTGAATTTGCTTTATTATTTCCTGGGGGAATATATTCAATAAGTTCCCCACTTACAAAGTAGTGATTTTTAACATTAATTGTTCCTTCTCCAACACCAATAAGAGAAGAGTCACTACCATTAAATTCAATTTCAAAAATAGGATTATTGTCGGAAAATAACTCAAATCCCCTCTGTTGACCATTAAATTGATCACTAAAGTCATCAATTGCCAAAACTCTATTACCAATAAACTCTTGATATTTTGCAAGGAAAGGTAAGTTGAATAGTATCTCATTAGATACTAATTTTCCACTAACATCGATACTTTTTTCTCGTCCAATATCAAAGTCTTTAATAGTGTTGACATCTACAATATTTGTTAAGTCTGAAATTGCAATAACAGTGTTTAAATCTTGAGAAGTTTGAATACCTGATATAGTTGGATCATAAGAATCAATCACTAACTCACTAAATTTTTTAAATCCTGCAGTGTGATTAAGATTACTTACAATTGGATTCCACTTATCAAATGTGATTGAAGATCTAACTGAGTATGAGAAATACTGATAATAATCATTATCATGAATTCTCTGGAAGAATCTATTCAGTTTACCAGTATCCCTTAACCAACCTTTCCTAGTAACACTATTAGAATCAATTTTATACTTGGCACTAATACCATCAACCGTAGATATAAGACCTTTGTTTTGGGATGATTGACCAATGACTAGTCCATCAATACTAAATGGTATCTTAGACCTTACTCTTAGATACTCATTTTTAATGTCATATGATTGAACAACTCCAACATTATCATTCTCATCAATAATAACCTCACCAGTTCTAAATGAATCTTTTTCCAATTCAATACTAAATTGGGGAAAGTATGATTCTGGAGTTACAGTACCAAAGGAATCAAAACTATCAAAGTTACCTGGGGATTGACCTGGCTTCAGATAATCTGCTAGACTATATGTGATTGTTGGATTATCTCCAGTTAGGTCTGGATCTACTGCCGTTAAAACAAATAGAGAATATCCATAATCTGCAGAATTGTATCCCACGGGTTTGGATACTAGGGTATCAGTATTTGTATTCTCAACTATTACTTTATCCCCAACTTTGAAAGGATAAGTTTCAGCACTTGAAAATGTAACTGCCAATCCAATTGTGACTACTTTACTACTACTATCAAAATTAATATCTTGAATTCTAACTCCATTTGGATTATTAACTGGAAGAATTCTTGGAGTTACATTATAAAGACCTGTGGTATTTCTTACAATTTTTACCTCAGTATCGCCAATATTATAAGTAAGAGAAACTTCACTATTGACTCTTCCAGTAAATCCATCAAGAACAACTAATTGTGGGGGTATAAAATAATTGACACCTGGATTACCAATAGTAATAGATTTGAACTTAGATAACGGTTCAATCTTGTAAGTATATGGGAACTGTGCAATCGGACGCAATGTCTTATCTGGTGGATAATCAAATCCAATATCAGTCAGAACAACAGAGTTTACTTTACCAGCTGTAGTACTAACAGGTAAGAAGATTGCACCTGTTCCACCAGCACTAACAATCTTACTAACATTTGGTAAACTTTTATATCCACGTCCAATAGAGTCTAATACTACTTTATCAACAGGACCAATGGCATTTAGTGAAGTTGTACTATATGACAACTCTGCCTCATTACTTGGATAAAGAGTTCTCTCTGGAGTTTCTCTGAGAGTATAGTTAAAGGTATTAGATGTTATACCAGTGATATTTGTATTAAGATTATACTTACTAGAAATAATTGATAATTTATTAGAGTTTTTAATATTAAAATTATCTCTAATGAGTCCCAATTTGTCTTCAGATGCTCCATTATATTCAATAGGAATCAAATTATAGAAGAGATTATTAGGAACAGAATCACTAATAATTAACTCTAGTTTTCCACCTGGTTGTCCAATAATACCTGACGTTTTTACACTAAATGAGTTTACGTTTGTGGGAGCGGAACCACCAAGGAAGTCAAAAGTCTGAACTATTTTCTCACCATAGTAAAACTCATTAGTTAATTCTTCATTAGAGAATAATGAAAATGTGAACGCAGGCAATGAATTTGCAAGAAGAGTTTGGTCCGATAGATCAAAAATAAGTGTAGAATCCCTAACTCCACTTAATTCTGGGTTAATTAAACTCAAACTACCAAAAGACTGTGTACCAAGATCGATAATCTCAACGTCTTCATTTGAGGAGATTACTTCATAATAGTAATTTGATAAGCAGATTGTATTATCATCAAGTTTAATTGCATAATAGATCGAGGAGTTGGTTAATCCTTGAGGGGGAGATGATGAGTTGAAGATAACTTTCTCACCGTTTTTGAATCCATGATTCGTAATATTGATGCTATTTCTTATGATATCAACATCAGAATCAATAAAACTTTTTGGGTTGACAACCATACGACGATTGATATCATCATACGCAATTCTTATTGATGTCTGGATACCAGAAGTTACATTAATAATAGTATTATCCCCATCAATCAAACCATGAGGAATCTTTGTTGTAACTGTCGCAGACTTTTTATATACATCAGCAGTAATAGTTAGATCTTCATTTGTAGTAAAACTATGAATCTCTCCCCCACCATAATCACTAAAAGTATATAATGCTAATGCTTCAGATCCAACACCAACAAATCCGCCAGTGGATCCAATACCAACCTTTGCTGTAGAAATTCCAATGGAGTTGGCATCATATGCAGCAATATATAACTTTTCATTATTCACTAAAGACTTGGTAGTTCCTGCAATTCCTACACTAAATGCTGATCCACCAGCACCAACATTATATGTGAGAAGATCATTAGTTTTAAATCCATGATTTGGAAGAAAAATTGTATTTAATCTTGGAGTAATAAGAGATTCTTGAGATGCCCCAGGATTACTAAGATAAAGAAGTCCAGATTCGTTATCAGTTCTTACGACTGCAGATCCTTGAGTACTGTAATATGTGCTTCTAAGGGAACCTTGTTCTACTTGAGCACCCCAGACATATACTGTTGGAGCACTGTTTAATGTAAGGTTTTCTGTTCCCAAAGTGCCAATTTTTACCCTATGCCCACCAGCACTGGTAGATGCAATAAAAGAGTATCTCTTCCAGTCTCTAGTTACTGTAACTTTTTGATTATGGAAGGTTAATCCATCGTCAAGAATAATATAAATTTCTTCGCCACCAGTATTTCCCCTTAAGAATACTGATACCATATAACTATCAGCAGAGAGACCTACAGATTCGTACTGAATACCGAAACCATCAGTATTACCAGTCGTAGAACCTAAAGATACTTTGGCTGCCTCTGTAGACCCGTCTGGAGCAGTTACATCGTAGAATACAACACTTCCTGTACCAACACCTACAGTATAGTAATTCCATTGAGTCGCAATACCAGCAGTTGTTGGATCAGAGTAGAGAAGAAGATTTTCTGTGGGTATAATAACAGACTCTTCTGGAGAAAAATAATATGTCCTATCTAACTTATAGTCGGTTGATGTGGAGAATCCAGTATTTACAGTTAATTTTCTAGTCTGTTCAATAATATCAGAACCAGTGGTGTGAATACCACTAGTTCCATTAATTTCTCTTTGAACTCTTACTCTTCCGTCAAGACTAGATATACTCAGTATTTTGACTAATTCTGAGTCAATCAAATATAAATCATTTGTTGATAGTGTTGGGAATGTTAGGTTGCCAGATACATTAAAGTATGTAACAATTCCCGTTGCTGCTGCATTGCCAACATCCCCAGAAAGAACCAGAGTATTTGTAGTTACCCCAATTGGATAATTACTTCCAAATTTAGTAGATAAAATATTGAGATTTTGAATTGATATTATATCACCATCTTTAAAATCATGAGACGTACTACCAAAACCAACGAATCTACCATCACTTTTAAATTGAGTGAACTGAACATTGTCTAATATAAATTCATTATATTGAATATTATCAACTTCTTTACCCCCTAATTGAGAGATTCTTGCATATGCTCCAGATCCACCAGTATTTAAGTTATCGAAGAAAATTTGGTCTGCTAGTCCATAATTATCTCCACGAGACACAATTGTCAGGTCTGTTACTTGACCAGCACTAATGTCCTCAATTTCAGTAAATCCTTGGGAGAAATCATCTGGTTGTAAGAATCCAGTATATTTGGTTCTTCTGTTAAGAAGTCCCAAATGTCCAGTATATCTAATCCATCCACTTTGGTTTAAATCAAAAAATAGTGTATTTGATAATCTATCAAAATTATATTGAATTGGTTTTGACTTAAAGGAGTTTCCAACCATATATGGGAATACTGGTTTTTTATATCCATTCAGTGGTCCAATTGATTCGGTAGTAGAGTTAATAGTTGAAAAATAAGCATAAATTCCGTCTGGAAATTCTGGAGTTTTGCAATATCTTCCATTATGAATGTCTAAATCTCCATCTCCAACAAAGTTATAATCTTCTAAGAAAATTCCTGCTGGGAATTGGGCAGTATTTGGTCTATTTGTGTCCAAATCTAAACCATAACCAGATTCTATACGTTTAACTTGTCCACCTTCTTTATCTGCATATCCATATGGACCATAAATGGGATTACCATCATATGCCCAACCAATGATTGGTGAGTGGTACAACACAGCGTTTGTGTCACTCTCAATATCATCCCTATAGATCGTATCTCCATCAATATTGATAGACGTTCCAAGAACTTTACGCCTAAACTCTCTACCAGGATATGCATGAACATATTGAAGACCCTTTTCTAACGTAAGAGCACTAGTAATAATGCCGTCGTCAGGGTTTAATTTTTCTGATTGTAAAATTCTTTCAACCAGATTAATTGACCAGGATTTAATATTTGCTCTAAATTGAGCACCAGAACCAGTTGGGATTACTTGTAAGGTAGTATCTACTTGGACATATCCAAATCCACCATCAATAATTTTAACTTCCGCAATACCTCCATCAACAATAATTGGGGTTAAAATTGCACCAGACCCAGCACCAAGGATTTGAATATCTGGAGGGGAATTATATTCAGTTCCACCATTATTAACAATAATGCCAATGATTGCTCCAGCAGAAGATACAATGGCACTTAATTGAGCCATTGATCCACTAGACAAATTGAATTCTGGTTGTCTGTTGTAATTTAATACATTTGGATCACCATATCCAATACCAGTCTCCTTCATAGAGATTGATACTATGTTACCAGTAAATACTGGTTGAATTTGTGCAAAGAAGTTTTGTCCAGAAGTTGTTGTTATTCCAATAGGCGCTTCAAGAGAGACTTTAATGGGTCTGTACGTAATATTATGTACACCCTGACCACCATCAGCAAACTCAACAAATCTTTTATTACTATAATTGTAATCGGCAGGTAAAGTGCTGCCAATACCCACAGGTCTAGACTCTGCAATTTTAAAGGTATCTTTATCAATTACATTTACAAAATATTCTGAAGTAGAACTGATTCCCGTTGGTAAAGTTCCGTCACTATCAATAAGAATAGTTTCTTTATTCTTATAACCATGATTTTTATACTCAATTGAGTTGGTATACTTGTTTACATGATCTAAATTGAAGAATAAAGTCTTATTTGTATATCCTTCTCCTGGATTTACAACTTCGATCGAACTGATAACATTTTTTTTATCAAAAGATGTTATTTGCTGTAAACCATCACCATAAGATATAAAACTAACGGTGTTCACACCTACAAGAGCTGCATCTAGTGTGCTATGAAGTTTAATTGTAGTTGCATCAACTTTTTTAACGTAGTAAATTGAGGCATCAACTAAACCACCAATACTATCTTGATTTTCTCTAGAGTAAACAACTTTCTCCAGATCACGGAATCTATGGTCTTCTGCAAAGGTAATTGAATTACTACTAAGATCTACATCATCGTATAAACTACCCGCATTAAATGAAACAGAGTGAACTACTTTTGAAAGATTGCACTTTGCTTCTGCAGAAGTGCCATTACCACCAGAAATGGTAACCTTTGGATTTTCAACATAGTCATAACCCTTATCAATAATATTAATACGATTTAAAGATCCTGTAACATTGACTACTGCTTCTGCACGTGTACCATAGTTTGCATTTCCTAAACCAGTATTATCATT